TAAAGAATAACTGGTTGCTATCTTGGTCTAAGATTGCCTCAGTCATCGTAGAACCGTCTTGGAAGTCTACTAATCTAGAAGATTGATTAGATGATCTTTTAAAATTTATGTTTACACCGTTTGCTGGTGCAGTTGTAAATTGAATAGTTGAAGATGTTGGAAATGTATAATCAACACTTAAAGTTTTTAATACGTTATTAAGTCGTACTTGTACATGGCTTTGAGTTATGTATGGAAACGTAACTGAAAATGTAGTTGTACTCCCATTTCCTGTATAATTATTAATTGCAAATGACATTTATATTTTTGTTGTTTGTTAAAATAAATTTTCTTTACCCGTATCTGGTAAAGGGCTGTTATCTATTAAATAATGTAAAAGATTAGAAATTCCGTATGAATTATTCCAAGCAAATAAATGAGTAAGACGTCTCAAATCTACTTTTGAAAAACTATAATCACTTCTAACTGATTTTAAGAAAGACAAACCAACGTCTCGCACATCACCTAATAAACTTATTGTAGGATTACCGCTCCATAAATTAACTTCTAACCCACTTGTTCTAGTGTTAAATCTATAATTTGGAGCTAAAGCACTTGTAGCTATATCTGCAAATGCTGGCATTACAGATGACCAACCAGTTCTTTGAAATGCGGCTAATCCTATTTTTGAATAATCCCCTTTTGATCCAAGTCTTTTTTCAAGGTATTCGGCTTTTTGTCTTACACCCATTCCTATAGAGTTAAAGTGTGTTTGACCCATATAAGCTAAGGCGGCAACAAACATTGTTGTAGTAAAATTAGAGTAAGTTCTAAAATCGTTCATCGCTACATTGTGTAAAAATTGTTTATTCCAAGCTACGATAGAAAACTGTCTAAACTGCCCCAACATTTTACCTAATGTATTATCAGAGAAAAATTGTGAACTATCTCCAATGAAATTATATTGAACAGTACGCTTAACGTGTCTATTTAATCTGTGTGCAAAAGTAGTTAGTAATTCGTGGTCTTTCCAGTTAGCAAAATTAAATGATTTAACTTTTCTACCCCAGTAAGTTGCTTCAGTAGTTACTGCTCCGTTTGAAAATTCATTAGCAAACTTTTTAAGCTCGGCCTCACTAAATCCTAAAACTTTATATCTGTTTAAATTGACTCCATTAAAATTAAAATTACTTGCTTTTAATTTTATTAGGTCATCAGCAAACTTATCAATGAAAGCTCGTGTTGCTATTCTTCTCAACGTAGTATCTACAACTGTTAGACCAGAAGTCCAACTTGTGATTTTTTCACCAGTTGTTAAAAAATTATTTAATTTACCAGAACTTTGTATGGCATTAATTGCAGTTCCTTGGTCTAATTGCTCTGTAGCGTGAGTTATTCTTCGTAAATAATCCTCACCAAAACCATCATAACCAATATATTTTAATTCTTTAAAAAATTCGTCGTCTAACGCACCAGACCTCATACTTCTTAAAGCATTTTTAAATTCAGGAATATTTTGAACAAAAGCTTTAATACCAGTTGCAGAAATAATATTTCCTAACTCAGGAATTGAAGCAATACCTACTTGGTTTAATACTCTAATAAAATTATATCTTCTTAAAGTTCTACCAGCTTCAGCCCATGCTGTTTGAGCCTCTCCGCTTCTGCCCATTAAATTTTGAAATACACTGTCTAGTGTTGAAATTTCTTCTTCTAATCTTCTTTGAGTAAACCATCTTTTAACACCTTGTTTATTTACTAAATCTTTCGAATAAGATTTTTCAATATCGGTAATTAATGCGTTTTTATAAGAGTTCCATTCGTCCCTACTTTTAATACCAACTCTTTCTGCCATAGCCGACCAACCAGCCATTTCGTGAGAATAGTCATTATATAATAAATCTACATTATTCTCGTAAAGTTCATCTAATCTAACTTTTTGACCTTTAATTGTAGTTTCAAAAGATTCGTTTAGTTTAATTCTTTCAACTAACCTACCAGACGTAATCGTCGACATTACGTTAGCTAAATTTTTAGTTAACTCATCAAGTTCATTTTGTTTTAAATGGGGGAAACTTTCTTTAAAAAATTCTTTTAGTTTCTCAGGGTCTTTAACTCTTAATAAAGCTTCTAAATCAAACCCACCAGTTCGTTTTGAGTTTTTAATATAAGAAACAATAGCCTTAGCCATTAACTCGGCTTTATCGGGGCCGACAAAATCAGCTTCTAATTTAATTTTTGAATCTTTAACTTCTTGTTCTAATTTTTTAATTTGTTCTTTAATCTTTTTAGCTTCTTCTTTAGCCGCTTGTGATACTTCTTTTTGTTTTGAAGCAATAACTAATTTAGTTCTTTCCAAATCAGCTTTAAGCTTATTAATTTGAGCTATTTTACCAGCTTGGTTAGTGTTATTTATTTCGTTAAAATTTGGTTTTGTGTATTTAAGTTCTTTAACTCCTAATGAAGCTTTTAACTCGGCATCTTTTGGTATGTTTAAATATTTTTGTTTAGCTAATATACCTTTAGTAATTAGCTCTATAATTCCACTTTCACCAATCTTTGCTTCAAGTTGAGCGTACCTTTCTAAAGATAGTCTTCTAGGTATATAACCTCTATTAACATTAAACTCAGCACCTTCAATTCCTAAATCTTTTAATGTTTTACCCCAACGCTCAAAAGCGTCAGCATAGGCATTTGCCGCTCTAGCTATATGTTTATTTTTTAATAATTCTTTATCTAATAAATTTTTATTATTAGGGTCAAATGATCTAATAGCCCTAGTAACTTTTTGCATGAAATCGGTTCTGGCATTAACGTTAGCTAATCTACTAAAAAAGTTTAAACCGTTTTCTTTTAAATATTCGTTTAATGAATCTCTAACTTCTCTAGCAACACCATTCATAGATATTGCTAAATACTTATCTCTAATAAGTTCTACTGTTTCTTCTTGTGATGCTATTCTTTTACTTACTCTACCTTCTCCTTTAAAGGCATAACCTATTGGGTCTTCTAAAAATTTATAAGAAAATGATCTTGCAAGTTCCGATAGGCTACCACCAAATGCACCTGATTTAGTTAAACTAAATAATTTAGCTGTTGGCCAATCTCTAGCACTAGAATATATAATAGATTTATCAACTACATCAGAAGTATCTAATAATTCATTTACATCTAAATGAGTTTTTGCGTCAATTTTTGAAGTGTTTACATCTTCAAATAATTTTTCACCTTTTGGAGTTTTCTTTAAACCAGCGTCTTTAAGTTCTAAGTTTTCAATATCTTTAGCTACTCTTGATAATTGTGCTTTTCCAATAACACTGATACCGCCTCCAAGAGCACCACCTAATGCCGCCGCTACTATAACATCTACAGCACCAACGCTTGGGCTTTCGTTAGCTTGAATACCGAATGTTGCACCCTCATAAGCACCAAATACTAATCCATTTTCAAAAAATCTTTCTAATCTACTTGCCGTTAAAGACTGTTTAGCCATCATAGCTTTTTGTATGTAGCCAAAACCTATTAAGTTAAGTGGGTCTAAAACATAGGCTCCTATATCTAAAAAAAGACCTGTTCCCCCCATTTTGTGAAGAATATCTCTATTTTCCTGCTCCAATTTAACTCTGTCTATTAAGTAGTAAAAATGTTCTCTAGATACAGCGTCGGTAAAATATTCATAATACTCATAACGTATTTTATTATCGTTAAATGCTTTTTTTATTTCTGCTTCATTATCTTTCCAAGAAAATCCATTCGGGTCTGGGGCGTAGCTTTTGTTAATTAAAGTTCTACCAAGTGTAAAAGCGAGAAAATTTAATTCAGCCGCTTTTACTGCCCCTGTAAATAAACTTGGTCTAGGCTCTGGTTGATTTTGAAAAGTTTTAAAAACTCTATCCATATACAGCTCCCCATTCATTTCTTTCTGAGTAAGTGGGTCGTCCGCTACTTCAAGTTTTTTTTTAGTATCTATATTTGAAATTTTATTTATTAAGTAATCTGCTTCTAAATTTCTTCTTGATGAATAATCGTCTCCAAAATCTCTAAGTTCAGCGACTACTCCTTCTATATTATCATTTAATACTTCTTTAAAAAAATTAGGAGTACGTTTTAAATCACCGTATTGAAAACCAACCGAAGTTATTACAGTTTGTAATGCGGGGTCTAGTTCGTTAAACTTTTTATATTTAGTATATTTATTGTATTGTTTTTCAATATTATCAGCATAATAATTATTTACAGTATTATTAAAATCTGGAAGTTTATCTTCTGGTATTGTTAAATTTTTAGCAACTTCATCTGCTTTAGCACCTTTTAACCCCAAATAAGGCTTAACAGCGTCAAGAATAGATAAGTCTTTAAAACCAAGATTTTTTATTGTTTCTTCTGTTTGTTGACCAAGGTCAAATCCAGCCCCAATAGTTACACCAGAATTTTCATCTATAGTGTTATCTTTATTTCTAGGTACATAACCAGTAGTTTCGACACCCTCTCTATCACTAATAAAATCCCAATCTATATTTCTCATATTATTTTATAAAAGCGTTTGTAATCATTGGTATTAATCTATATTTATTTATCTCTTGTATTGCTTCTGATTGTTTTTTAGCTAAATCAAATTTCTTTCTCTCGTTGTCAGAAACTTTTAATTTGTTATCTGCTTTCATCTTTTCTAAAAATGGCTGTAGATCTATTTCTAATCTTTTAGTTTCTTTAATAGGACTTCCGTCTTGACGATAACCAACAACTTTTTCTATTAAGACAGGTTCATAATAATTAACGCCATTTTTTCTTGTGAACCACGCAGTTTTACGGTCTGGGTTAACTGCAAAATCATAATCATCAAAATCAACTTTATACCCAGCTAAATTCCCCGGATTTGCACTTGGGTCATTTTTATATAATTCTTTATAAAATTTATCTTTGTTGAAATCTCCGTAAGTTTTTGGTTCTTTAACTTTATCTTTATCAGGTACATACTGAATACCTTTCATGTAATTTATAACTTCATTTTTAAATACGTCGTAATTAGAGTCTTCAATTCCCAGAGATAATAATTTACTTCTACTAGTTAAGACTCCAGAGTTATCTTCGTAATAATATTTTTTTATAAATTCTTTAGTGCTGTCAACGTAAGTAGTACCGTCTTTATCTAGGCTCTTAAAATAAGAGGCCGTGTTATAAATTAAATCTCTATTATAAATACTTTTTAAAGAACCAGAAAATTGACTTGCAAGCTCTGTTCGGTCTTTATTATCTAACGTAGTTAACTTTTTACTTTGCTCTAATTCAGATAGTGTTTTAATTATATCTTGTTTATTTTGACCAGCTCTAAATAATTGAACTGCCATATACCATTTCATGGCGTCTTTTGAATTTTCATTACCATCAAAATATCTGGTTAAAGCACCTTGCTCATCTAGTCTTAAAGCAAGTGCGAAAGCTTTTTGTGAATCTAAATTATATGTAGAACTTAATGGTCTATTTAATAATTGTTGTAATTCTGGTATTGGTGGGTTTTTAGCAAAAGTCGGAGAAAGTTGTTGAAACGTATAATCCCAAGCCTCTACAGTATTACCGTATCTTTTTTGATATTTTGTTAAAGTTTTATTAAATAAATTATTTTGTAATTGTTTTAACTCCGCATTATCAAATTCAGATATATTATTTTCATAGTATTTCTTTTCAAAATCAACAACTTTTAAAGCTTTACTTAAATTTACTAAAGCTTGTGTAGCTTCTTCTTGTAGTTTTGGATTTATTATAATTGGTGGAGTTCCGTCTGGTCGTTTTTCAGTTAATAAAAGTGAAAATACACTCGCATAATCGCCGCCTTGTTGAGCGTGAAAATTTGCTTGTTTAACTACCAATTTATCAAAATCTAAATTTGTAAGAGCTGGATTTCTATTATTTTTTAAATCATAAAATTGTTTTAAAAACTCCTGCTCAAAATTTTGTCTAATATATTCTTCTTGTTTACCTGCAAAGTTTTTACCAGACTCATTTAAAGGTATAGTTGCTCTAAAATCTGTAGTTAATTTATCAATTACTGTTTCATGTATAGTAGATATTTTATACGCCGTATCAGTTTGTATTCTGTCTTGAAGCTCTGCGTTTTGGAAAGCAAATTCTTTTTCTCTAATCCAATCATTTGTTTTGTTTGTTTCTTTTCTAAAAGCTTCTTGAAAAAATGGGTCGTTTTGTTTATCCTGTAAATAAGCTTGCGTAGCTATTTTATAATCTTGTTCCCAATTATAATTTGGGTCAGCTCTATTTTCTAAATATTTATTTTTCCAAGTTCTAGCAAATTCTTCATTGGAATTATTTGCATACTGCTTATATGCTCCAACTCTTGCCCAGCCGTTATAAATATCTGGAAAACCATCTTGATGAGCTTTACGAGCTTCTTCAAGCGTCATTCCATTAACTGTATTAGCACCTAAAACAGCATCTTGTTCGTTTTGTCTGTCAGCACCTTGTTTTGCTAATTCATATATTCTAGGGTTTAATGAGCCTAACGCATCAGCCAACACAGAAAAAGTATCTTTACCTATTGGTGTTGGTGCTATTTTAGCCTCAATACCTTTAGATGCTGGTACATCTGATATTGCTATATTAACACCTAAGTCAGTAGAAATTTTAGCCATTATTTACTACCACTATACCCACTTGGGTTTAAAGAATATTCTGTCATACTACTAGCACCATCAAATGCTTGTGAATTTCCAAATAAAGTATTTGGTGCTTGAGTTGACACATACATTCCAGCTATGTTTCCGCCTGCTTTAAGAGCATATGGTAATATTGAAGGTCTGTAAGCTGTTGGTAAAGACAACACTTGATTTACATAATTTCGATTAGTTTCTTCTCTATTAGTGTCGATTGCCCTTACATAATTTTCATAATTAGTATCAATAGTATTAAAAGCAAAACCACGTTGTCTTTCAATGTCTCCTAGTAAAGTGTCTACAACATTTCCACCAATTCCTTTTTCTCCAATTTTAGTTTTAGCTGTTCCAAGTAATTGTTTAGCTTTAATATCTGTATTAAATTTATTTAATGAAGCTTTTTGCACTTCTAATTCTTTTTTTCTTATTAAAGAATTATCAGAATAAATAGCGTTATCTCTTAAAGTTTGAGCTTGATTAGCTGATCTTTCGTTAGTAGCTTTTGCTGATGCGTCGTCAGCTTTATATGACATATATGCACTTGCTACTTGAAATACAGCATATGCCGTTGGATTACACATAATTTAAGTCCTCTCGTTTTTTCATAAAACCATGAAATTTAATGTTGTTAAAATATTTGTCGTTGATAATTGTAAATCCACAATACTTAATCCAATCAAGATGAAGTTTATTTCTGCTATCTATGTAATTAAATAGTATTGGAAATTTGAACTGCATTTCCTCGACACGATTAATACAGTTTTTAATAAAAGTTTTTTTAATTTTATATAATTCATTTGTGCATAAAAGATATGGTGCACCAGTATTTTTGTTATATGGTGATGCCGTTACTCCATAAATTCCAGCAACTTTATTATTAACTAAAAAAGATTTAGAATAAGTAGAATTTAAAATACTTTCTTTTAATGGTTTATAAATTTTATCTTGACCAGTAATTGTTTGTACTTCTAGTAAATCTTCTTTTCTTAAATTAGAAATTAAATCTACAATGTCATCTATTGTAGTATTTCTTTCTATAATATTCATTACACAGCTACTCGTTGTGATAATATAGTAAAAAGACCTTCCCACTCAGCCGATAAGAAATTACATGGTAAATAACTGTCGTTATTAATTTCTATATCAATGTCTATGTTTCTACATTGTATCGGACAGCTAAAACTTCCACTTTCTAAAGTTGGTTTACCTAAAATAAAATTACTAGAGCCTAAAATTTGACCTGTAAATTGGTATACACTTGTATTTCTTGCCGTAGGAAATAAAGTTACATTAAAATAACCAGTATCTCCGTAGACAAGTTTTAACTTTTTAAGTTGTAAACGGCCTGTATTAATTGTTGAAGTTGTACCAGACCCTCTTTGCTCTCTTACATAGAAAGTAGAAAATCTGTATTTAAAATTATATTTATTACCTATATAAACTGGGTTGCTAGAATAATTACCAACTACTACGACAGTTGTTGAAGTTGATGAGTTAATATCAACAGATCGGCCTCTTTGTGCTGAAGACCAGTCGCCTCCTAGTACTACTGCCCTAGTTTGTGAATCTGGGTAAGGTAAAGTAAATGTAGTTAAATTAGTGGTAGAATTATAAGTTCCAGTAACACTAACTTTCCTATCTAATAATACTGGGAAAGTTAAGTTAGTATCAACTTCATTAGTTTTTAGATTTATCTTTTCTAGATAAACCCCATCGTCTCTTTTAACTACTAAATAAAAAAATGTATCTATAACTTCACCGTCTAATAATACTGTTCCTGTTGGAAAAATATATTTAGACCAAGATTTCTGTAATGATTTATTACTAGAGTCAAAATAAAATTTATAAACACCTATTGTGTTTCTTGCTTCACTACTAAAAGCAAATAAAGTGTTTTCTGTATTTGACCCTTTTAAAGAATAAACTCTACCATTTAAATATCTAGGTACATTTAATGAAGTATCATTTGCTTCTTTTGTTAATAAATCAGTTGATAAAAAGTATTCACTTACACCAGCATAAGTTCCTCGTCTAAAAGAGAAGTATACATTTTTACCTATTGGTATTGGCTTACAAATAGAGTCAATTTCGTATTCAGTTGCTTGGTTAATAGCTACTGTTTTAGAAGTTAAAGTTTCTTCTGGTTTTAATAAAAATTGCGTAGTGTCAGAAAATAATAAAAGTTCTTCATTTAATGCTACAGCCCATTTTAAATTACTTACTCTATTATGACTTACAGCTACATCAACTGCGTCATCGTCTAATATTGTAGTTACTGTTTCTGGGTAGAAAGTAAAAAATTCACTTACTTTTGAAAAGATAACATTTTCATCAGATAATAAACCTAGTCTGTTTCTGTAAAAGAAAATATCTTGAATTTTATTACCAACAAAACTTGGGTCGCTAGCTGTATCTTCATCTCCGCAAGTCCTACCATTATAAGTAGGTACTGTATAAGTTGTTGCACCTATTGTATAACTAGTTCCATCAGCTTTACAAAACCTGAAATTACCGTCAGCAGTTCTAATTAATACGTGAGGTAATGTTGCTGTATTAAAATTATTATCTAAACCATCTGCTACTGTTTCAACCCAAGCATTACCGTCCCAGTAAACATAATAGTTGTCAAACTCTGTACCTTTGTCTCCAGTTACTTCAACTAAAAATCCAGTATATCCTTTATATGGTAAATCTGAAAATGAATTAGTTTTATTTTTAACTAAAATTAATCCGTCTCCGCCAATTCCATCACTAACACTTGCTGTAAATGTACCATTTGTTTTTGCAAAATAAATTATAGAACCATCTCTAACAATCGTATAGCCAGAAGGAAACGCTGAAACTAAATCGTTATATAATTCTGTTGCTATATTATCTGTAGTTATTGAAGATGCGTTTGAAGAAGTGGAGTTATCTAAAGTTTGATAACTAGCAACTGAACTTCCATCTATTTTAATTTCGTATGTTGTTCTATATTGACCATTTTTAACATAAAAAATTGCTTCGTCTGGTCTAGTGTTAGTTACGTTACCAGATTTAGCTACAGTTATAGTTTTATTTACAACAAAGGTAAAATCTGCAACAGTTACAAGGTTTATATCTTGAACTGGATTAGTGGTTGTTAAATAAGTTAACGAAGGTGCTACTACTGTTTTTTGATTACCACTTAAATCATAAACTTTTATAGAACCATTATTAATTAATACTGTGTATCTTTCTGTTGAGTCTCTATTAATAAAATGAATTTTACTATTAGTAAAAGTATCACTATTTAATTTTGCTACGTGAATTGATGGAGGTCTTTTACCAAGACCATAAACAACATCTGATAAACCATTTTCTTGAGTTTCAGCTTGGTTAGGTAATCTTATTGTATCTGGTTGCTGACTTACTCCATTTAATAAATTTGGAATACTTGTGCTGATTAATTTTGAAGCCATTAGTCATTAATAATTGATGATTTATTTGGTTGATAATTACCTCTGTCTAAAACTCTATAAACATCATAATTTCCAGTTAAGATATTATGACGACCAATATCTCCCTCAGCTTCTTTTAAGCTCATGTAAGATTGTAATTCGTCCATTTCATGGAATTTATGTAATTCAGAAGAAACTAACATTCTGTCTTGAAATATTCTTGATGCTCTAACTAAAATATAATGACGTGCTACTTCTGGTAATTCTGAAAAAT